ACAGCAAACACTGGTGGTGGCGGTGGTGGCGGTGGAGCGTCAGGAGCTAGCTCTGGAGCAGGAGGCTCAGGAATAGTTGTAGTAAAAGAATTAGACAAGGCTTCAGGAGTCTGGAGTCTTAATGAACAAATAGATGCATTAGATGAAGGCACATGGCCTCAAAGAAAAATTACAACAGATTATTTAGTAGTAGCTGGTGGTGGCGGTGGAAGTGGTCACTACATGGGGGGTGGAGCTGGTGGTTACCGTGCATCAGGCTTTGGTCCTAGTCCATTACAAGGATCAGCACAAGAATTAGAATTAGGAAGTTATGCAGTTACAGTCGGAGCTGGTGGAGCTGGCTGTTCTAGTCCAGCAGATGGAAACCCTTCATCTTTTTCAACAATTACATCAACAGGTGGTGGTAGAGGTGGTGCTAATCCTGGAGGATCTGGAGGAGGTGGTTCTGCAGAGGGTTCTACAGCTGCTGGAAGTGGTAATGCAGGAGGATTTGACCCACCAGAAGGAAATAGTGGTGGAACAGGTCAACCATCACCAAGAAGAGGTGGTGGAGGTGGTGGAGCTTTAGAAGCTGGAAACACTGATGGACAAGGAGCAGGTGGAGACGGTGCACCAAATGCAATAACAGGATCTGATGTTACAAGAGCTGGTGGTGGCGGTGGAGGAACAGAATCTTCTCCAGGATCTCCAGCCCCAGGTGGAGCTGGTGGAGGTGGACCAGGAGGACAAAACAGTTCTACACCTGGTACAGCTGGTACAGCTAACACTGGTGGTGGCGGTGGCTCTGCATCTAGAGGGACAGGTTCATCAGGTGGAGGACAACCTGGAGCAGGTGGTTCAGGTATCGTGGTTGCAAGATTTGATAGTAATCCTGATGTAATTGTTGGTGGTAGCCCAGGTTGTGCTGTTAAAATTACAGGAACAACTAGTGGAGATAGAATTGCAACTATCACAGCTTCAGGAACTTTAAATATTTTAGATAGTGGTTGTGGTGTAGACGCAGATTATTTAGTAGTAGCTGGTGGTGGCGGTGGTGGCGTAGGACCAGGTATAAGAGGTGGTGGAGGTGGAGCAGGTGGTTTACAAACTGATTGTGATGCTTTTAAATTAGCTGATGGAACATATCCAGTTACAGTAGGAGCAGGTGGTGGAATTGAAACCACTGGTAGTAATTCAAGTTTCTATACAATAACAAGTTGTGGTGGAGGTGCTGGTGGTGGACCAGGTAATGGATCAAACGGAGGATCTGGTGGTGGAGGATCAACAGGAAGTCCAAGACCATCTGGTGGTACAGGGGTTACTGGACAAGGTAATCCAGGAGGTGTTGGTGGAGCAGCAGGAGCTGGAGCTGGTGGTGGAGCAGGGCCAGGTCAATCTGGATCTGGAGGATCTAACTGTCCAAGTAATGGTCAAGGAGGAGTAGGAGGAAATGGTTTACCTATTTCAGCTTGTTTAGCTGTTGGCTGTGCAGGAACACCAGGACCCGCACCAGGAAGATTTTTTGCAGGTGGTGGAGGTGGTGGAGGAAGTAGAAGTTCCCCTCCTTTATCAGGTTGTGGTGGAGCAGGTGGTGGAGGAAGAGGTGGAGTTGCCCCTCCAGCTAGTCCAACAACAGGTACAGCAGGAACTGCTAATACAGGTGGTGGTGGAGGTGGATCACATGCTAATCCAGGTGGTGGAGCAGGTGGATCAGGTATTGTTATTGTAAGAGTTCCAGGATCTAAAACTGTAGCTGTAACACCAGGTACGAATGGTGTAACAAGTTGTGTAGGGCCAGCAAATGATAAAGTAGCTAAATTTACTGTATCAGGAACGTTGACTATAAGTTAAAATTAAATTATAAATATAACATTTAAGGAGTAAGAATATGGCACATTTCGCAGAACTAAAAGCAATGACAGATCCAACTGGATTTACATCAGATTCACATCAAGTAGTACAAAGAGTTGTTGTTGTAGGCAATGATGTAGAGACAGCAGCAGGACCATTAGGAGAAAATGACATGCACGTAGACGGAGAAAATTGGTGTGTAAATTTTTTCAAAGGTGGTATTTGGAAACAGACTTCTTACAATAATAATTTTAGAAAAGCTTATGCAGGTATTGGAATGGTTTACGATCCTGTAAAAGACAAATTTATAGCAGCGCAACCTTACGCTTCATGGTCATTAGATTCTAATGACGATTGGCAAGCACCAATAGCACATCCAACAATTATAGATGATCAACAAGATCCAGTTGTGTGGGTTTATTACATATCTTGGAACGAAGATAAATATAACGCTGACAACACTAAAGGTTGGGAAGCAACAAAATCAAACGACGAATCGGAAACACCTACCAAATACGATTGGAACGGCACAGCTTGGGTGTCCGAATAGGAGACTCAAATGCCAAGAAATAAATCTGGCTCAGCAAACGGTGGTGTAATTGGAAAAACGAATAAAAGTTCGTTTGGAAAAGATAAAATTACATCTAAAACATCATCTGGTAATGTCACACTACAATCAGGAACTAGAGTTGTTGAAACTTTAGTAGTTGGTGGTGGAGGTGGGGGAGGATCCAATAGAGGTGGTGGAGCTGGTGCAGGTGGATTTAGACAAGTAGAGGCAAATGCTCAAGGCACAGTGCCCGTTACAGTGGGAGCTGGTGGATCTGGTGGTTCATCTAGTTCAACACCTGCAACTATTGGATCAGCAGGAAATAGTTCAATATTTGGAAGCACATGCCAACCTATAACAAGTTCAGGTGGTGGAGGTGGTGGAGGTGGAGCTAGTTGTTCTTCAATTCAAAGAGGTACTACAGGAGGCTCTGGTGGTGGAGCAGGATCAGGCACAGGTTTATGTGGACAAACAGGTAATGCAGGGTCATTCAGTCCACCAGAAGGAAACCCTGGAGGAGCTTCAAACCCTGGAAATACAACAGGTGGTGGTGGAGGCGGAGCTGGTGCAGTTGGTCAAGATGCACCTGGACCAACAAATGCAGGAAACGGTGGAGCAGGGTCTACAAGTAATATTACAGGTAGTTGTGTTACATATGCTGGAGGTGGAGGTGGTTCTGGAGAACCTGGACCTGCAGTAACAGATGGGACAGCAGGACCTGGAGGTGGAGGTGCTGGTAATTCACCTGGATGTGGTGCGGATGGAACTGCAAACACTGGAGGTGGAGCTGGTTCAGGACTATCAAATGGTGGTGATGGTGGTTCAGGAATAGTAGTCGTAAAAGAATTAAGTAAAGCAAGTGGTGTGTGGTCAATGCAAAGTCAATTTCAAGCCAAGAAACAAGGAACATGGCCAGAGTTTGGTTACGTATCGAATTATTTAGTTGTCGCTGGAGGTGGTGCTGGTGGTTCTTCAAAATCAAGTGGTGGTGCTGGATCAGCATCTGGTGCAGGTGCAGGAGGATATAGAGCGTCAGGTTTTGGACCAAGTCCATTGCAAGGAAGTGCCTTATTTTTATCTCCAGGACCTTATAGTGTAACAATTGGAGCAGGTGGATCAGCTCCTGATGGCAGTGGCAACGCGGTCGGTAATAATGGTTCAGATGGATCACAATCAGTTTTTGATTCAATAACTTCTGCTGGTGGTGGTGGAGGTAGAGGGGGTCCTTGTGGATCACAAGTTGGAGCACCTGGAGGTTCAGGTGGTGGAGCATCTGGAGGTTCGTGCACTCCAAGATCTGGAGGTACAGGAAATACACCTCCGACAGATCCACCTCAAGGTAATGATGGTGGTACCGCAGCACATACTGCTTTTAGAGGAGCAGGTGGAGGTGGAGCTGGTGGCGCAGGAACAGCACAACCGTCTTCTCCTGGAGGTGATGCGGCTGGAGGTGCTGGTGCACCAAATACAATCACTGGATCAGATGTAACTTATGCAGCTGGAGGCCCTGGCCCTGCTAGACAACCTGGAGGTGGTGCAGCAGGATCTACTGGTACAGCAAACAGAGGAAATGGTGGAGGTGGTGCTGCTGGTAAAGGTGGTGGACCAGATTCAAACTACGCAGGTGGTGCTGGTGGATCTGGTATTGTAGTTGTAAGATTACCTAGTGCAGCAACTTTATCTGTGGCTCCTGGAACTAATTCAACATCAACACATCCTGGTGGAGATAAGATAGCAACATTTACAGTTTCTGGAACATTGACAGTGTCCTAATAATTGATATAAGAAAGATATAGAAAGATGAACCTAACAAATTATTATTGGTATTTTCAATCAGCAGTCCCTGCTAGAATTTGTGATGAAATAGTTAAATATGGAAAATCTATTTCTGATCAAATGGCTGTTACTGGTGGCATGGGTAATAAAAATCTAAGTAAGAAACAAATAAAAGATTTAAAAACAAAAAGAGATTCTAATATTGTTTGGATGAATGATAGATGGATTTATAAAGAGATACAACCTTATGTTCACCAAGCAAACGCAAACGCAGGTTGGAATTTTCAATGGGACTATTCTGAGTCTTGTCAATTTACAAAATATGAAAAAGGTCAATTTTATGATTGGCACTGTGATGGTTGGGATAGACCATACATTAGAGAAAATGCAAACGATCCGTCACATGGTAAAATTAGAAAATTATCTGTAACAGTTAGTTTATCAGATCCGAAAGATTATAAAGGTGGAGAGCTAGAATTTGATTTTAGAGATAAAGATCCAGATAAAAAACCTAATATTAGAAAGTGCACAGAGATATTACCAAAAGGATCTTTGGTCGTATTTCCTGGTTTTGTTTGGCATAGAGTATGCCCAGTTAAAAAAGGATCTAGATATAGTTTAGTTATTTGGAATTTAGGATGGCCATATAAATGAGTTTTCCAAAACAATTAAATTTAGAGGAGTATTTTAAATGTCCTATATGGTGGGCTGACGAACCTAAGTTTGTTAAAAAATTAAATAAAGCATCTGACAAATATATAAAAGATTCACAAAAAAATTTAAAAAAACAAATAGGCGAAAGAAATAAAAAGTTTGGTGATAAGGGTGATATGGGTCACGTATTTCATTCTACTACTTTAATTGGTGATCCTAAATTTAAAGAATTACAAGATTATATAGGAGCAACGTCTCATAATTTATTAGGTGAGATGGGTTTTGATTTAACTAATTATCAAGTGTTTACAACAGAACTCTGGGTTCAAGAGTTTGCTAAAAAAGGTGGTGGACATCACACATTGCATACACATTGGAATGGACACATGTCTGGTTTTTATTTTTTAAAAGCAAGTGAGAAAACATCTATGCCTATGTTTGAAGATCCTAGACCAGGTAATATTATGAATCTTTTACCAGAAAAAGATAAATCAAAAGTCACATATGCAAGTTCACAAATTCATTATAAAGTTCAACCAGGCAG